CGGATGAACACTTGCTGGATAACACGGCATCACCTTTTTCTTCACTGGCTTCACAAAAAATAGCCAAATGATAACCAACTCCGATTTCCTCCCCGGTCTCGGCTTCCAGTATTGCGATAACCTTATTGTGAAGGGCATCCATTTTTTCTTTGGGGGTCATCTGCATTCCCTCCTAATCATAAATTCCAGTTTTTGGCGGGCATGTCTGCCGTCGTTATTGTCAATGAGCATTTTTTGCACTTCACGGTATGCTTCGATCCGCAGCCAAGATTTGTAGTGACGGACAATATCAATGACATCCTGATCTGGCTGATGCGTTTTCAGCATTTCAAAAATGTACTCTTCCCACCCATCCTCATCGCGCAGCAATTGGTTTGTTTGCCGTTTAAGAAAAGCTGGTACTGAAACGCTGTGAACGAGCTCAATCATGCGATACTCCTTTCAAAAGCTTAATGTCCGTTGGCATGATTATCCTCCTGTTCAACCGGCACATAACCGGGGTTCTCGCGATACAGGCGTTCGCCTGCTTTAACGCGCTGGATGGTTTTGTCTTTTTCGCGAAAGCCCGGATAGGTGCGGCGCATGATTTCAAGCTGGCGTTCGTTAAGCTGTTGCATGGGCTACTCCAAACAAAAAAGAGCAACGACACCACCGGTTACAAAGGCGGCTGACAAAAGCAAAAACCATTCAAATTTGCTTAGCGGCATCTTTATTCCTCCTGTGCGTTGTTAAGATTGGAGTGATAGTGATTTTGTACTGTTTGCCAGTCCCGACCATCTCAAATATGTCGGACGAAATTCCGGTGCTTACGCAATCATACGCATGCGTTTTAGGTATGCGTTTAAAGAGCAAGCCATCGACTTCTATGGTCTCCCCTATGCCATGACGAATTGCGAGACCATATGTCGCAAGATCGTTTAGATAGGCTTGTCCGACCATGGCTTGATAAATGGCGATGTCGGCAAGATTGGGGGGATAACTCGTCATGCTATTCTCCTTATGCTCCGTTCACAGCCACGACCGGGCTGTAGGTACAATTCATCAACAGCAAGTGCTGCATGAGAAATGGTCGGTGTGTGGTTTTTCATGATTATCTCCGTTTGCGTTTAACGTACATTGCCAAAGACACCCCTGCCTTTTCGGCTTTCTTGCGAAGCTTGTCTGTTTCCTGTTGTGCGATCCGCATCTTCACCGCTCGTTCAAAAACCGCTTGCATGGGAATGGTTTCTTCGGAGCGGGTGCCTTCAAGACGAAGACCGATGTGACCAGCGGGATAGAGTGTCACGATGATGTTGCGGTATTTACTGCGGTCACGGCGTATTTCATTGGTGCGCCGCTTGACGGGTTTATTCAAAGTCGTTGTCATTGGCATCCTCCATGTTCAACATCTCGGCAACAATAACCATCAACGCGAGCGTGGCTTCGCGTGCTGGGATGTAGTGCGGATCGCCGTCATCATGAAAAGGCATATTGGTTCCTCCAATTTTGGTTGCAGTACAATGTACCAGTAACAATGTACGGGACATTGTACCGATTTGTCAATGTTGCCAGATCAAGACGTTAACCATGGTTAAAAAAACAAATCACTTGCACTCGAAAAAATTATCAGTACAATTTGCTGCGTCGTCCTTCATTTTCGGTGTATCATGATCCAGCAAGAGAAGGCGGCTCCCCGCCCTGAGAAGCTGATTGACATAATAATCTATAACGGGAGGGATACAGCGACCCTTACTCGTGAGGTTGACCCCCAAGGAGCAATCGTCGAACACCGAGTTAAAAAAAGTAGTTACGCCCACGAAAAGATGCACGAAAAAGGTACGATTGACGACGAATTGTATGACGGCGCCGAACGCTTCAGGATGGATTTTGGACGTGCGCATCTCGGCGGCAAATACTCAACCATTGATATGCACAAAATACGCGGTGCCAGCGTCCAGCATGTAAGCGACAGCGTTGCCGCAGCCAAAGAAAGCGTTCACATGGCACTTAATTCGTTGGGTGCGCGAGCTTCTCAAAATGGATTTTCCCTTTCAAAATCATGTGTTTGGTACGTAATCGGGTGCGGCGACACCCTTGAGGATTGGGCTCTTCGTATTCGCAACAGCGGCGTAAGCATGACAAGCGACCGAGCATCTGGAATATTGCTTGGATGCCTTGAAAAACTGGCTTTTCATTACGGACTGATCCGCACCGCTGACATCCGTAATCGCGCCGCCCGCCAAGCTTCCCAAAACACCCGCCTTCAAACCATCGAAGAAATCTCAAACCTTTTGAAGTTGCACGCCATCAGCGCAAAAGGCACGCCGCAGCAAGCCCTTGAAGAATTTAACCGTCTCTTGTTGGAGAAATTCGCGAAACGTCAACCGGCTTAAGGAGCCAAACATGCACAGCCCAATACCAGCACCCGATGATGTGGTGCCAAAACGCATTGTCATTTGTGATCTCGACGGAACGCTTGCTCTTGGGGAGCATCGTTTGCATTTTATTGACCCGCGCACCCCACAGGGCTTGCCAGATACCACCAAAAAACAGGACTGGGACAGTTTTTACGAAGCCTGTGACCAAGATGACCCTAATTGGCCGATCATCTACATGGTGCGCATCCTAGAGGCAACCGGTCACAAAATAATCATCGTTACCGGGCGCAGCGCCAAGGTTGGGCAAAAAACCATGGATTGGCTCAAGAACTTCAAGGTTCCTTATCATGGGCTGTTTATGCGGCAAGAAGGGGATTTTCAGCCCGACCACGCGATGAAAAAGAAATGGTATGAAGCTTACTGCGAGGCAAACGCTGTGCGTCCGGGCGATGTATCTTTTGTCCTTGAGGATCGCACGCAGGTTGTCAAAATGTGGCGCGAATTAGGTCTAACGTGTTTGCAGGTGGCAAATGGCGACTTTTAACGAACCAAAAGGAGAAGTAGAAAATTTTTATGAAAAACTTTGTGAACGCACAGAGCCAAAAGCCTTGGTGAAACTTGACCAGCTTGATGCTAAGGAAATTGCCGCCACCAACCGACCAGACAGCAATTTGTTGTCCGCGTCCCTTGTCCGCGAAACGCTGGATGCCGCTTATAAATCAGCCCTTGCGCAAATTGCGCTCGTCAACGGAGAGCATCTTTCAATGGTTCACCGCGAAACCCTTCATAAAGAAAAGTTGTTGTCTGCGGGACAAATACGCCACATTTATCAAGCATTTGCTGGATTACAGCTTAATCCGCTAACCCTTGCAAATGCAATTCATTCCATGAACAGCGCGGTCAATAACATCAGAAATGTTGAACACCGCCTCAGCGCCATTGAGCGCGAACAGCGTGAAATGGGCTCGGTAGTTCTGTCCCTTGAAACGGAAGTTGAGGTTTGCCAACTGAGCCGCATCGGCAAAATTATTGGTATCAGCGAAGGGTTAGATGGTCTGCCTTATTATCAAATAAGGATGAAAGACAAGCACACGGGGCAATACGGCAAAGACCCCATGGACATTGTGCATTGCTATGCGCGTCAGTTGTCGTTTGATAAAAGAAAATTACTCACGGGGGATCGCCATGCAAAAGATTAAAAACGAACTGCGGAAATTGATGCAAAAATTGCGCATTTTTCAACACCGTTTTGCCCTTTTCTATTCTTACTGGCGCATCGGTCATGCCGAATTTAGCCTGTCTTATTGGGCATGGTTGCGCGATTTTGATGTGTCGTGTCGTCAAATCGACCCGGCGGTTGACTACAATATGACCGAAGAAAAAGACATAGCCCGCTTGGTTTACCCGCTTTACCTCAATAAATTTACGCCCGATGAGGCTATTTATTGTTTGCTGAGACGGGGGCATCCATTGGGTGCCTCGCGAGGTCATCCCATGGATCGCACATGCAGCGGCAGCATGGTGGTAAAAACGACGTTGCCCGAAGAGTTTTTCTATAATCATTCTGAGCGCAAGATAAGCCAAGCCTATGCCATTCAGGAAGCCACAACCAAGCAAAACGCGATTGTTGCTGTAGGGCGAGCTGGCAATGAACAGGTAGAACGTGTTGCCCTGAAGAACAAACCCCTTGCAATAGGCTTGCGCGTTAAATTAAAGAAAACGGGCATGACCGGGGTGATAATGTTTTATTTCCGTTCTAAAGCCGCGCTAGACGAGCGTTATATGTACGAAATCATGCTTGATAATGGCGAGAAAGTTAATTGTCGCGCCATTGATTTGTTATGGCACCAGCCAAAGAAAAAGAAGCGGAGAAAAAAATGATCGACATTGATGAACTGAAGAAAAAGATAGCTGAACGCAAGGGCGAAGCTTCCCATGTGAACACAATCCTTTATTGCGCCAGTTGCAATTTTGAGAAAGAAAATGCGTCCGCTACCTGCGCCAATGAATGCCCAAATTGCCAAGCGAAACAGTTATTTTGGGTGAGTTACAGGGATGGCGAACAACATGAAGCACGAAGAGTAATTAACGCCAAAAGAGGTCTCGACGATCCACAGTTGCTTGCCGCTGGCACAGAGGACGAAGCCACTGTAGAAGAATATGTTGGCGCCCTTGCTGTCAAGATCATCAGGCACGCCACAATCAGACAACAGGTCAAGATCAAACTTCCCAACGGCGCACAAAAGCAAATGATGGTAGATGTTTTGCTGCCAGAAGCCCTTAATCACGTTCTCACGGTGATTTTCTCAGGCAAAGAGGTGAACGACGAAACGCTTCGCTGGAAGCCAAGTGCTATTGTCACGCAACCAAAACCCAAGTTGATTGTCCCATGATTGGCGATCATTTATATCGCGAATACGAAACATGGCTGAAAGCCCGCGTGCAAGACAGCGGTTGCCATTATAACATTCAGCGCGATGCAGCTTGCGATACCGCACGGGTCAAAATCGTCAATATGACCAAAGACCCCGAATTTAAAAATGTTGCTGTTGTCGAAATTTACCCCGCTTATGGTAAAACGCACATGGAAATTCTCCACGAACTCAACGCGGCTTTTAACGAACGGCAAGATAAGCCTTCAGCGTTTGAACCAGCAGAAGGTTCTTTCTCGCATTGGGGAATACATGCTTAATTACCTAAAATTGGTATCATTGATAAATAAGGGTTTTTTGCAAAATGTCTCGGTCAAATACACCGTGGATAGGGCGTTGGGCGCTCAATTGTTACCATATAATGGTAATTCACCCCATTATTGGATGCACTATACGGAAAAAGGCTTAAAGCTTTACCCAGAACCGCAAGAAGGCGATGTCATAACTATCACTTGGGAACGCAAATGGTGGCAATTTTGGAAAAAGAACCGAACTGTTAAATACACAGCCAATAACAGCGTTTACGGGGAGGAAAGCCATGACTGACGAAGAATTGCTTCAAGAAGCTCGCAACATGGTTGAAAGCCACCAAATGGCTTTAAGGCAATCGCTATCGCCAAAACAATGGGAAACAAGGGTAACTTACCCTTTTGGATACATTGAACTCCAAGACGGAAGAATAATACGTTTCAACGACAAACTTGAACCTTACTTCGCCACAGAATAAATACACCCATCTATTTATTCTACCACCCATGGTAGGTAAAAACTCTTCGACCGCAAAATGTGCTTGACTACCTTGAGGCAAATCAGGCACATTAGGACATCATCCAAAAACCGTCAGTTGGATGATCCAATGAAATCAATAGGTTAGAACACAGGAAACAGTTATGCCCCCTAAAAAACGGGCGGCACCTAATCCTACAGGGAAGGGCGGCTTCAAAAAAGGGCAAGTCGCAAACCCAAAAGGTGCGCCAAAACAGATATTTGGCACTCGTGATCCCTTCAAACAGGCGTTGATGCGCCGTTTCAAAGAATACGAAGAGAGCGACGATCCCAGAGCCAAAGCGTTGCGCCTTGATGCCGCTGCTTCGACATTGATAGAGCAAGCCATTTTAGGAAAAAGCCCTGTGAAAGCCCTTGAGCTCTTGCGCGATACCCTAGACGGACGACCTCAAGCAAGTGACCCGCCCCCACAAATCAATACGATCAATGTTATGATGAACAATATCAGGGCGCTAAACTTGACGGATGAACAATTCCATGCCCTCAAAACAAAGCTCCTTGACGTCGGAGGAATTGAAGGATCGGGCGTTAATGCGAAGGACTATAGCGGGGCTTGAGTGCGAAAGAAGCCTTCTCTACTTCGTTGAATACTTCTGGCATGTGGTTGAGCCGGGACGGGAAATGGTTGACGGCGATGTCTTGGAAGAGATGTGCGCCCACCTTGAGGCTGTAACGCGGTATGAAGAGACCGGCGGCGCTGATGGTATCCAAAACATACTGATTAACGTCCCGCCGGGTTGCATGAAATCTTTGCTTGTGGACGTGTTGTGGCCCGCTTGGGAATGGGGGCCGCGCAACCTTGCGCATTTGCGGTATGTCTGCGCTTCGTATTCAGAAGCCCTGACGCTCCGCGATAACCTACGCTTTGCGACTGTTATCAATTCTCCGCAATATCAAGAGTTCTGGGGGGATCGTGTCAAGGTTACGAAAGACAGCGAGAGCAAAGTTATTAATAGTCGTATGGGATGGAAGCTCGCTACATCAGTTGGCGGTCTCGGTACGGGCGAACGTGGTGATCGCTTCATCGTGGACGATCCTCACAATATCAAAGACGGGGAAAGCGAAGCGAAACGGGCACAAACCCTCTTGTGGTGGCGCGAAGTCGTACCGACCCGACTAAACAACCCGGAGAAATCATCCAAGATCGTCATCATGCAACGTGTGCATGAAAATGACGTTTCAGGCGACATCATCAGCCGCAACCTCGATTACGAAGTGTTGCGCTTGCCTATGGAATTTGACCCAGACTTCCCGCGCTGCGAGACATCGGTTGGCGGCGAATGGCGCACCAAACGCGGCGAGCTACTGTGGCCGGAGCGCTTCTCAGCCGAAGCGGTTGAAGACCTCAAGATGCAAATGGGGCCTTACGCCGTGGCATCGCAATTCCAACAATCGCCCAGCCCACGCGGCGGCGGCATTGTCAAAGAAGAATGGTGGCAGCTTTATGACGAAACTTACGCCCAAAGGCTTGGCGTTTACGATCCTAATGTGGATCAGCGTTTGCAATGGCCCGCCATGGAATTTGTGGTTGCATCGCTTGATACGTCTTTTAAAGACAAACAGCAGAACGATTATAACGCCCTCGTAATCCTTGGTGTCTGGAGGGACGAATACGATCTGCCCAAGATTATGCTCATGGATTGCTGGAAAAAGCGCCTGACGACTCACGGCAGTATGCCGCAGCGCGAGCCGGAAGAAACAGACAAGGCTTACCTGAAGCGCACCCGGCAACATTGGGGGCTGGTCGAACACGTCCTTTTCAGCTGCAAACGCCTCAAGGTTGATAAGCTTCTGATCGAAGACAGCGCACGCGGCACGGAAGTCCAGAACGAATTGGCTCGGCTTTTTCGAGGTCAGACATTCAGCGTTGAAATGGTCGGCGCTACGAAAGACAAGGTAGCCCGCGCCTATTCGATCCAGAACCTCTTTTCGTCTGGCGTGATCTATGCCCCTGAAATGGAATGGGCGGCACAGCTCATCACCAACATGGGCAACTTTCCAAAGGTTGAGCACGACGATGACGTTGACGCGCTGGTGCAGGGTTTGCGCTGGTTACGTGATACCGGCTGGGCTCTAAGGCGCGACGAACGCGACCGCGATGCCGATATTCAAATGGAATTGGACAATCAGCCGCACAAGACTGATGAGACGCCTTACGATGTTTAACCGCCTTCGGTCGTCATGCCGATGGCACAACCAAGGAGCGCACCATGTTCAAACGCAAGAAGATTGAAAAGCCTGAAACCGCGCCGGACGCACCAAAAAAAATGGTTCGCGTTACAGCCTTTGTTACCCTGAGCGTTGCCGCCACTGAAAGCGAAAAGGAATGGCTTGTCCGCATTGCTGAAATGGTATCGTCAAACAGCCGGAATGTTATCGCGGGATCGACCACATCCCTGAACGGACACACCATTGAAGCAGGTGTCCGCTATGTCTAACTCAATGGCTCCAAGCCGCGTTCAGCTGTTTCAGCCGCCCGCGCACGAACGCAAGAAGCCACAGGAAGGTGAAAAGATCGCCTTCACGGGTGCCGATAGCACCGTGGCATTCACGGTTACCTTCAAATCCGGCAAGGTTGTGTTTGAGAAAATGGAAAACGGCAAGCCTGATGTTACGCGCCGCATCAATCAAAAATTCGGAAATGTCCGCACGGTTGAAGCCCAGCTGTATGAGGTTGCCGATATGATCCGCGAACATCTGTTTGGCATAAAGGACAATCAATAATGTCGGTAGGTTTCTCATTCTCAGATGACAAAGACGCAGCGTTACCCCAGCGGTCGCGCATGGCGGTCATATCCCTTGGCGAAATTGAAAAGACAATGATGGCTGGCGAAATCGGGGAAGGGCAGGTTCTTTCGGATGGCAGCGTTCTCGTCGATTTTAGCGCGATCCGCATCACCTTTCATCCCGACGGGTCATTTAACGGAAGGCGCAAAAGCATGATGAACGGCAAAGCTTTGAACAATGAAGCCTTACAATCGTAACTTTAACCCACCGTGGAAAAACGATTACATTCCAATGATAGTGCTTGACCATCTCGAATTTATAGATGTCAGCGAGGATGAAATGAGCGAGCTGCGCGAACATCGGGGCGCCTACTTTGACCCCAACGGGATTATCCAAATCCAGCTGGCAAATCTTTAAATATGCAACAACGTGCTGTCACGCGGACAGCTGAAGGGTTGCTCCTTGCCCTTATGACGACGGCAGGGAACCGATCCTGCTTGTTGCAACCCAGAATTGAAAGGTTGCTTAATCTGCGGCACTTTCCACCAATTATCGCGGGATATATCAGTAGCAGATAGTTCGGCTCATAACCGAAAGGTCGGGGGTGCAATTCCCTCTCCCGCAACCAATTGTCAAGCATAACAAAGAGCTTTGTAAACCTTAACGGAGAAAACCATGGCACTCGCACCTCAAATTGGTCTTCCAGTCCAATACAACATCCCCGCTGGTTCAGGCCCCGATCTCAATACCGTTTATGGCGCCGTTATCACCCAGATAAATACGGACGGCACCGTCAACCTGACTGTGTTTGTCGATGGTGGTCAAAGCTTCACTGCCACAGAAGTTCCAGCGCAGACAGGCAATCTGACGACATTCTATTCAATGCTCGCATTCTCATAATGGGACAGGTTAGCTCAATTCTTAGAAGGGCAACTGGTGCCTATGAGCACTGGTGTCCCGGATGTGAAAAGATGCACATCCTTCCTGACAATTGGAATTTTGTTAATCATGATCTTGAGAAACCAACATTTACCCCAAGTTTTAAGCACACTGGAGTGAAAACTGTTCATGTAAACGGTAAATGGACTGGCGAATTTGTGAAAGATGAAAACGGCAAGCCTGTTCCGCAATGTTGCCATTATATCTTGACCGATGGCGTTCTTAACTATTGCGGCGATTGCACGCATTCTTTGGCTGGAAAAAGCATTCCTATCCCGCCGCTTCCTGAATTTATGAAAGATCATCAATCCTAATCCCATCATGTCTCCCCAAAAGGTCTGATGGTTTTGGCCGGGCTGGAGTAACTACCCAGCCTCAACGGCTCGTGAGAATTTGCCGTACATTCACGCTAATCAAAGAAACGGCATGGGGCACACGATCAATACCGGTTGAGACGGGTGCCGTGCGTTAGGGGTCTGGCACGTTAAAACCACCTCTATTACCGAAAGGAGCAGAAATGTTTTTGTTCAACAGAAGTGCCAAATCTACGCCTTTAACCCGCAAAAAACTCAAGGAGTTTCTCATGTCACTAGCCGATACAATCAACCAAGCCAAGGCAGAGCTCGATGGCGACACAGCCACACTGACGAGCCTTACAACCGCCGTGCAGACCCTATCGTCCACAGCTGTAGCCATTCAATCGGCTGTAGCAAGCCTTGCCACAGCGGTAGCGGCTATTCCTACAACCCCGGTCGCGGCGCCGACAGACCCTCAAGTGTTGACTTTGCTGAACCAGATATTGGCGGCTTTAACGCCTAGCGCGGGACTTGCTCAGCAAACTTCAGTTGGCGCAGGGCTGACCGTCATCAATTCACTGAATACCCTCGGCACGTCACAGTCATAAACCACACAAAGGAGCAAACGATGAAAAAAGACCTCGATATTACGATCAAGGGTTTGGATGGCAAGCCGCTGAACGAACCCGTTATGAGCCCTGAGCCCAATCAGGAAGTCAAGGCATGGCGCATTGGTATTGCCATTGCAAACGCTCTTGTTGGCGTGTTTCAGGATGAGCAAAACCTCAATGGCGTTGAGAAAGCTTTGCGCTTCAAGCTGGCTATGCGTTGCATGAATTGCGGCACGCAGGACTTCCAAGCCCAAGACCTCACACGCATTGATACCGTATGCTCAAAGGCATATGGCTCGCTTGTTTATGGGCAGGTTGAAGAGTGGATCAACAGCGATAAAGCGAAGGTGGTTCCAATCAATCCCGGCGAAGCAAACAACGAAGCCGAAAGCGTATAACTTATGGCTGGTCTCGTTCCCAACAGCACAGGAAACATCCGGGAACTTCCGCCTGATGTCCTCGAAGCCATGCCGGTTGACGGTTTGGAAGACGATGACAAAGGGAGCGAGACCACGACCATTGTTGTCGATGCCAAGACGGGAGCTCATATCATTTATCAGTCCGATGGCTCGGCTATTATTGACACGCAGCCCGGTTCTGACGAAGACAAGCCAGAGAAAGACGAAAGGTTTGACGCCAATCTTGCGATTGGGATGTCCGAGACCGATTTATCGAGCCTCGGCGGCTCAATCTGCGAAGGCGTTGAAGCGGACATAAAGACCCGCGCTGACTTTGAAAACATCTTTTCCCGTGCCGTCGATTTGCTTGGCATCAAGCTTGAGGAAAGCAGCGGTCAGACATCGGCTGATGGAACTGTCTCAAAGGTATATCATCCGCTCTTGCTTGAAACAACGGTGCGCTATCAAGCCAATTTCGTAGCCGAAATGTTACCGGCTACAGGCCCAGCCAAGGTGCGGGACGATCAACCCGAACCAGTTCCCGGCGCCCCGCCGCAAACCATTGTGCGCGATGAAATAGCCGAAGATTTTGAAAAAGACATCAATCACTACCTGACAACGGTAGCCACCGAATTTTACCCAGACACCGACCGCATGGCGTTCAGTCAGGGTCTTTTCGGTAATGGCTTCAAAAAGCAATATCACTGCCCCTTACGCCGTCGCCCTGTGTCGGAAAGCATCCCGATGCAGGATTTGATCGTATCGAACGAAGTCACGGATTTGCGCAGCGCCTTGCGCGTGACCCATCGCACCAAAATGTCACAGGCGACAATGATACGGATGCAGCTGAATAAGAGCTACCGCCGCATTGAATTGCCGACACCGCAGCCCAAAAGAACGGTTACCGAAGAAAAAATAGCCGCAAGCGAAGGCACCGATCCAAAGCCTCAGCTGCCATCCGATTTCCAATACACCATTCTCGAAGTGATGATCGACATTGACCTCAAAGGTCACGAGCATATGGAAGAAAACGAAGACGGCGAAATGGTGGCAACCGGTTTGCCATTGCCGTACATCGTGACGGTCGAACAGGACAGCAAAACAGTTTTGGCGATACGCCGTAATTGGGAAGAAGACGATAAGGAATTTCAAAAGAAAGTCAGAATTGTCCACTACCCATTGATACCGGGGCTTGGTTTTTACGCTTACGGCTTTATCCAGTTGCTTGGCAACACGTCGCGGGCACTTACGGGCATCACCCGCATGTTGCTGGATGCCGGTCAGTTTGCCACATTCCCCGGCTTCCTGATGCAAAAGGGTGGTTCAAAGCAATCGAACACCGAAATGCGCGTCAATCCCGGTCATGCCAAGGAAATCGACACCAACGGCAAGCCGATCAACGAATTTGTGATGAAAATCCCGTACACGGAACCATCACCAACCCTCGAAAAGATGCGCGAAAGCCTTGGCGAAGACGGCTTAAGGCTCGGCGGCGCGGCGCAGATACCCGTCGGAGAAGGTCGCGTGGACGTGCCGGTCGGCACCATGATGGCGGCGGTCGAACAGCTAACCAAGACCATGGGGGCAATTCACAAGCGCAACCATCAAGCGCAGCAGCAAGAACTTCAAAATCTGCGTGATCTTTTCAAAGAAGACCCGTCGGCTTTGTGGAAATTTGCCAAATCGCCCCAACGTCAATGGCAGGTTGCCGAAGAATTTTCCGATCTGGAACTGGTGCCAGCATCCGATCCAAATGTCCCATCGCATGTTCACCGCATTATGGTGGCAACAGCCATCATTCAGTTGGCGGGTAGTCCGACTGGCATGCAGATTTACGATCAAAAGGCTGTGCATGAGCGTGCTTTGCGCGTTATCGGCGTGAATGACCCGCAAAGCTTGTTTACGCCACCGCCCGATCCAACTCAGCCTCCTCCGCAAGACCCGGCAATCGCACTTAAAAACAAAGAACTCGATCTCAAAGCGCAGGATCAACAAATCAAGAAAACCGAGCAGGAACGCGAAGCTCAGGACACCATTGTCAATAATCAGATGCGTGCCCAAGAAATGGTCAACCAAAAGCATATTGCCGACCAGAAGCTTCAGGGCGATCTCGCCAAAGAGCAAAAGCGCAGCGAAACAGAAGTTGCAAAAGAACATTCCAAGGGCATTGCTGCCGTTGCCCGCGAGCATGTTGCTGGCATCAACGCGCAGAAAGAAACCCATTTGAAGGGTGTTCATGAAGTAGCAAAAGCCCATGTTGAGGCGGCTCACGAGCATCTTAGCCAGTCACGTCAGCACCAGCATGAAAAGGAAGTGTCAGCCAAGGCTCAGGAGAGCGCCAAGGCTAAACCTGAGAAAGCTGAACCCAAACCCAAACCGAAGAAAGGCAAGAAGCCATGAGCGATATGGATTATAAAAAGTTACGTGAACACAAGCGGAGCCACGGCGGTCGTACCTGCTACAAGGATGGCGGTCACGTTGAACATGAAGATGAGAAACAGGATAAAAAGCTCATCAAGAAAATGGTCAGCAAAGCCAAGATTAAACTGAAATCTGGCGGCGAAGTTGACGGCGAAAAAGCTCACAAACGCGCCGATAAACGTGAACGCTTCTCACGCGGTGGCGGTCATAAGCACAAAGGCGGCAAGGATGCGCATACCAAGGTAAACGTCATTGTTGCTGGCGGCGGAGGTCAAAACCCCGGTTCAGCGCCCATGATGCCAGCCCCTCGCCCGCCCATCACGCCACCTCCAGCTATGCCGCCTCAGGGTGGAATGCCACCACGGCCGCCAATGCCCCCACAGGGCGGCGCACCCGGCGGCGGCATGCCATCGCCCATGATGCGTAATGCGGGCGGTCGCGTTGGCAAACAGGAAAAGGCTCACGACAAAGAGCGCCGCAAGGTTGACATCGAAAAGTCAGCCTATCGCAGCGAGATCGGCAAGCCTGAAAAGGAACATGATCGCACCCATCACCACAATGCGTTCAAAAAGCCAGAATATCGCAAACAAGGCGGCAAGTGCTAAGGCCGTAACTTAGCAGTCAAAAACCAAGGAGAGAGACATGACCGACACAAGTAATGTTCAGGAAACAGAACCACAAGCCGCGCCGGAGACGCAAACACAGGCGGGGGAGCCATCTGCGGCTACCTCACCCCAAAATGTGACTGCGCCGCCGTCCGAGCAGCCGGTGGAAAGTGCCGCAGCCCCAACTGTCGAGGCTCCTAGCCCAAACGCATCTGCCGATGCTACTGTGGGTGCAGCATTGAATACGGCGGCAGAAACCCAACCATCTGCCAGTTCTGCGTCAACGACATCCACCGAAAGCCCTTTAAACGAAAACCACAAGTCCCATGGGTTGCGGCTCATCCAGGCATTTGAGGGCGTTCTTAAAGTGGCTGAAGAGGGTGGCGAAGACATTGCCCATTTTGTCGGTCACGAATTTGAAGAAGGCAAAGATTGGGTCGAAAAGACGCTAGCAAAACTCAGGGCAAAACTCTAAGTGGCAGTCATCATTGACATTGCCACACGAGCTGAGATTGCAACAGATGACACCACTCCACCCCGCAATGAAAGCGTGGCTGAAGTTTTGGAAGAACTGCGCAAACTCAATGAAGAAGGCAGGATCGTGGCGCTCGTTGCCACATTTGTCGATCAGGATTTGTCACCTAGTTACACCATGGCTTACCCACTCGACATGCCTCCCAATCTTTATCTCGGAGCTTTGGAAATGACCAAATTATCCATCATGGGGGATGTCGTCGCCATTCCCCGACCTCCCAAGGGAGACGAATGATGGCTTTTCACCACAATCTTAAAGACCACCTTATCAACTGGCTCGATGAAGAATTTCAGAAACGCCGCGAAGCCGTTCAAAACAACAGCTGCAAAAACATCGAAGAATACCGCAACCGCTGCGGATACCTCGAAGCTTTGCGTGCGGTCGTGGATGAAATTAGGGAATGGGAAAAACAGTTGAACGACGATGAGGCAGGTCTGAGCAGGGAGCATTAAATGTCAGCTACGACCGCCAAAGCCATGCACAACATGCTGCATGATGAAGACCCAAAAGAAACAATCATGAACGCCCTTGATGGTCTTCAGGAAGCCTATGAACCGTTTTGGAACAATGTTTTGTGTGTCATTTACGTCAGACCAAACAAAACAAAATCAGGTCTCTTTCTTACCGAAAAGCGTGCCGAAGAAGACATCTATCAGGGAAACGTTGGTCTTGTTGTCAAAATGGGGCCAGAAGCTTTCAAAAAAGGTGAAGTGAAAGTTGGCGATTGGGTTCGCTTTAAACCGGAGGAAGGTGATCGTTTTTCTCTCGGCGGCGTTCAGGTTCGCGAATTTCAGGACGTTGACATTCAAGGCAAGTTGAAGCTTCCCGATGTCATATTCTGAGATTGTTGACATCAAAACGGGTCAGCTCATCTCTTCTGGAGCAGGGCCGACCGATAACGCCACAAGAATAGCGCTGAACTGCCTGTTGGATGACTGGTATGCCGCGAGCGTGCTGAGCAAAGGCGATGCACGAACTCTGGTTCAGCACTTTGACGATCAGGCAAAAGTCTATCCAAAACTGAGAGAGTTGGCTCAAGCACGTCGTGATGAGCTGCGCGGAATGAAAGCTTTGTGTAACGGCGACTTAGACAAGCGTTGTTTCATCTCTCACACACACCTTCAATATCTTGAAAGGGTACTCACCAATGAGCAAACAAGCTAAAACCAAAAAAACAGGAACCGAAGATGACGGCTTTACAGCCGCACAGGAGGCGTTGCTTGACGCAGCAGCATCCAACGATAGCGACGATACCGGCATAGAGGGCGGCGCTGATGCCGCCGAAACCCTTAAAAAAGAAACCGAAGAGGAACTCCCTTCCGTTGAAGAGCTTCAAAAGCAACTCAAAGAAGCAAACGCCGAACGCGACCGCGAACGCAAACGCGCCGAAGCTGCCGAGGCGGAAAAAAACAAGTCTGCTCTCGATCAGGTGTCGGTTGTCAGAGACCGGTTTAAGTCGGCAGAAGACAAGCTTGAAACCGACAAAAACCTTGCCAAAAAAGAACTTGAGGAAGCAAAGCGCGTTTACCGGGAAGCTTATGAAAGCGGCGATACCGACAAAGTGCTGGAAGCAAACGACAAGCTTTTTGATGCAAAAACCCGCATCAAGGTTCTTGAGGATAATGAAATTGGTCTCAAAAACGCCAAGAATAAGTTTGAGCAGACCGTTGAAGAAGCCAGCAAGAAACAAACGCAAACCGATGATGACGAAGACGGCGAATATCTCACGGATGAAGGTCTGACAGCCTATTCGAAGGAGGCCCAGCAATGGATCAAGAAATCGGCGCCGCAATTCCGCGAGAGCAAGGAATTTCGATCCAAAGCTATTAAATATCATCATCTCGCGATTGGCAATGATATTGAAGTGGACAGCCCCGAATATTTTGAGTTCTTGGAAAAGAAACTTGGCTTGCGCGAAGAAGACACGCAAGTTGATGATGCAACCGATGTTGATACGCAAACAAGCCAGCGCACAACACAAAAAACCGCGGTAAAAAAGCCAGTAACCGCCGCGCCAGTCAACAGGCAAAGCACGAATACGACGGCAACGAAGGGCGGTCGATTTGTCAAATTGACACCCGAAGAGCTGGAGGCGGCAGAAATATCAAATATGACGCCCGATGAATATCGTCTCGCAAAATATGGACAATAAGGAGAAACCCATGTCACAGGCAGAAACATCAACACGCAGAATATCCCGTGGAGCAGCCCGCGTTGCGGAGCGTGTTTCAACCGATCCCAACAAGCCGCAGCGTCGCCATAAACGTGACGGAAGTGGCGCAAAAACAAGCATTTTTGACATTCCCAAAAAACTTATTCCACGCGGCTATACTGTCGAATGGAAAATGGTTTCTGTGCTTGGCAAAGAGGCAGACCCTTCCTACGGAGTTGAACTGGAAGAGCAGGGCTGGGTTCCGGCGACGATCGAACAATTCCCTGATCTGATGCCAAAAAATTATCAGGGCAAATCAATCATTCGTAAAGGAATGATGCTTATGATAAGACCCAAGGAATTGACTGAGGAAGCGAGACAAGAGGATTTGTCCGAAGCTCGCGAGCAAGTCAAGGACAAGCTAATTCAACTCGGCAAAGCCGATAAAGGTGAGTTCAAGCGCAAAATCCAAAAGCTGGGTCGTTCATACGAGCGACCACCTGTTGAGGACGATGGCATTGAAACAGGCGAAGACGAGTAAGATTGATTGGTCTGTACCTGAACGGATGTTCGATACAGGCTGAACTTTTCTACGGTAACCTCTCGCGCTGAGAGGCGAACGTAACAAACCGGAGTAGAACGGATGTCCAACACTTTGGCACCGTTTGGTCTTCGGCCTGTACGTCGCCTTGACGGTGCTGCGCCGAACTACCAAACAAACGCTTATCAGATTTCCACGAGCCAAACTCACAAGATTGGCACAGGTGATCTTGTCGTTTCTGACGCAACTTATGCTGGTTATGTTGACTATGCAGGTGCGGCAACAACCCCTGTTTTGGGTGTGTTTGCTGGCGCCGAATGGTACGATACCAGCGTAGCAAAGAAGATTTACAACACGCAATGGACGGGCTCCACAACGGCTGTGGCGCCAATCACTTGCTACGTCTATGACGACCCTCAGATCGTGTTTGAAATCCAATCAAGCAACGGTGGCCCTGTTACACAGGCCCAAGTCCGTCAGAATGCCAAGATCGGCACTGTCGGCCCCGGCGCTCCAAACTCGACTACAGGCATCAGCACTGAATATCTTGATTATGCGACGATTGCCACTGGTCAATCGACGTATCCGCTCAAGATCGTCGGTCTGAGCCAAAAAGTCGGTAATGACAACACAAGCATCTACAACCTCGTTGAAGTCGTGCTCAATGCTACGAACTTCAAAGCTGGCGTAGCGTAAGGGAGGATAAACAATGTCTGTCAATCTTGGTGCAATCAAGGACTTGTTGCTCCCCGGCGTCCGCAAGGTCACTGGCGAATACAAGCAAATCCCTACCCAGTGGAGCAAAGTCTTCAATCAGGGTAAATCGAAAATGGCCGTCGAGCGTACCGTCAATATGCGGTTCCTCGGTCTTGCCCAGCTCAAGGCTGAAGGTGGCGCAACCTCCTTCGACAACGGCGCTGGCGAGCGGTATGTTTATAACCAAGAACATACTGAAATCGGTCTCGGCTATGCGATCACGCGCAAAGCCATTGATGACAACCTGTATAAGACCTCTTTCCGCCCATCAAACCTCGGTTTGCAGCGTTCATTCGCCCAGACCAAGGAAATTTTGGGTGCGAACGTCCTGAATACAGCCAACGTGTATAACTCGGCTATCGGTGGTGACGGCGTTTCGCTCGTCAACCCATCGCATCCGATTGACAATGGTACATTCGCGAACCAGCCGTCCGTAGATGTGGATTTGAACGAAGCAACGCTGCAAAGCGCTCTTATTCAAATCCGTCAGTTCAAGGACAATGCTGGTCTGAAGCTGATGTGTCGTGGTCGCAAGCTGGTTGTTCCAATCCAGCTCGAATACGTAGCAAGCCGCTTGCTGAAGACGGAACTCCGTCCGGGTACTGCTGACAACGATGTTAATGCGTTGCTGACAACCGGCGCTCTGCCTGAAGGCTATGTGGTTCTTGACTTCCTGACCTCAGCTTATGCTTGGTTTGTTTTGACCGACAGCGACGAAGGCTTGCTCTATCTGGAGCGCACGCCATTCGAAACTGACATGCAGGTGGACTTCACGTCCGACAACTTGCTGGTCAAGGGCTACGAGCGTTACAGCTTTGGTTATGATGGCCCACGCGGCATTTGGGGAACATTCCCTACTTCTTGATTAGTTACCGAGAAACTGCCTCTGGCACCACAAGGTGCTGGAGGCTTTCCTTAGGAGGAATTGAATGAGCGCTAGTCTCTTTACAGGCCCAGATGTAGTTGTCGGCCCCATGATTGGTATTCCGGGCGTTGTCCCTGAGTATTCAGCGGATTTTGGCCCCGGCCTGTCTTATCAGGGTTCAGGCATTCCCGACGTTCGTTTTCAGGTCAACAAAGATAATTTGTTACCCGGCACGATTAAGGGTCACATTGATTTTCCGTACCTGTTGAGCGTTGATGCTGTCCCTTCGGCTTTGGGTGCTGCAAATCTTTGTGCTGCACAGACGGCTACCAGCGGCACGCCGATGACATTGGCTGGCGCTTCAACTGGCGTTGCCACAAATATTCCAATTTATCCTTATAAATCAGGCACTTTGGTCACAGTTGGCTTGGCTGTCGATTTTGGATTTGATACGCTGAACGTGACGGCTGGCAGTGCAAACGCAACTGTTGCGGATAGCACAAAATACACTGTTGGCATGCCGCTTTGCGTTGCAAACGTAGGCAATGCTGGCGGTACGTCGGCATTGCTTTGCTATGTCAAATCAATCACAAGCTCAACCGTCATTGTTCTTTCAACCGCACCTTTGGCAACCAATTCAGCTGCCGCAGTCGGCACGGGCAATATGTGGGGGCCACAGGGTCTCGGAAACAATCAGCCTACAGCGGCTTCGCCTTATCTGGCGGCTGGCGTCGGTCTGTTTCAAGACCCCTATCAGTCAATTACACGCGGATGGCGCGTTGTTTCAAACAACGCCGCAGATACCGGCTGGACTGTCACGGCAACTGGCTATGATCTGTATGGCAATCTGCAAACAGAAACTTTGGCTGTTACCGCAAACGGTACAAAATGGGGCAACAAGACATTCAAATATTTTGTTTCGTTTGTTCCAACAAAGAGCGGTTCGACCACGGGCACTTTCTCGATTGGCACTTCCGACGTATTTGGTCTTGCGATCAGAAACGACAAGTGGGAATACGACAACTTTTATTGGGCTGGCGCATTTCTCACCGCATCCACTGGATGGACGGCAGCTGACAAGACAAACCCAGCGACATCGACCACAGGCGACGTGCGCGGTACGATCCAGATCGGCACAAACGGCCCTCTGGGTTCAGGTGCATCGGGTGGCGCATCGAACGGCACATCGCGTCTGGCATTGTTCAGCACGCTTCCGTTCTACAATCTGACCCAAGCAACGCCAGCAAACACCGTTCCCATGTACGGCGTCACACCGGCGTAACAGGAGCTTAAATGGTAGCCGGGCTAAAAACCTTTTCCCTTGTGCTGGCTGCGGCTGTTACGAATGGGTTGGCTCTGTCTCAATCTCTTGGGGCAGCTGGCAATCTGACGCTCAATGGTTCTCTGGTAACAAACAGCGTCGGCGTTATGGACGTTGCGCGTCGCATTGGCATTACTTCAGCTGGAAACGACAGCGCGTTGACATGGACGATCACCGGCACAAACCGGTATGGTCGCCCGCAAAGCGAAACATTGGCTGGATCAAACGCTGGAACGTCTCAATCCGTCAAGGATTACGCGACGGTTACAAGCATCGCCGGGTCGGCAGCAACAGCATCGACCGTGACGGCGGGCACCACAACTGTGGGGTCTTCGGATGTGATGGTCGTTGATACTTTTGCAAATCCAACCGGTCTTGCTGCGGCTTTGGCATTTAATGGCACAGCAAATGCCCAGATTGATGTGTCAAACGACGATCTGGCGCCATCCTACGATGTTACGAATAACCCACCAACTTGGTTTCAGGCACAAGGGTTTAATGGTGTCTCATCCAATACGGCGGGGCAGATACAGGGGCCGATCACTTTATTGCGCCTCACAATTAACTCTGGCACGGGCACTGTCACGGCCAAAGTAAACCAAGCGTTTATTGCTGGTACGGTTTAACTTAACGAACGGAGATTGAAATGAAAGGCAAGACTTACGGAAAGGGTTCTGAAAAAGCCCCTGATGAGAAAGCGGAACACAACGTGAGCAACAGCCGCGTTGACACCCTCTATGATGCAGAAGACGAAGATCAGGGCTTCAGCAAGGGTGGCGTTACCAAGAAAAAGAAAAAGCATCACCGCGAAATGCACGGCAAGAAAGCCCATGAGCGTGGCGACAAGAAAATGCGTCGCGGCAAATATGCCGATGGCGGTCACGTTGGAGAAAAAGCCAAAAAGGTTGATGGTCGCAGCGTGAAAGCTATGGCGGACGGTTCCGACAAAAAGAAAGTCGAAAGCGAAGCCCGCAAGGTAAAAATGCGCCCCGAATGGAGCGAATATCCTCAGGATCGCGAAGACGACTAAGCCCGGAGGGCATCATGAAGGGTCGCACGTCAAGAGCTAATGAGCGCGTTAAAGCGCTTCAGCGTTCAAATGGGAATGATTATGCTGTGGTCAAGCCAGAGCGTGAAGTATTCAAACCCAAGAAGCTGATGTCTGTGCGCGGTAAACGCGCTCAACAGCGCCTTGATAAGCCAGTTCGTGGTGCGTTGGATGCTGGCGCCTATAAAAATGGTGGCGGCATTCACATCAATCCAAGACACAAAGGTCTTTTGCATAAAGATTTGGGCGTTCCCGAAGGTCAAAAGATACCAGAAGCCAAGCTTGAAAAAGGTTTGCATTCTGAAAACAAGAAAGTGCGTGCCCGCGCCCGCTTTGCAAAAAACGCAGAGCATTTCGAACATTAATTCATGAGGTCACAATGCGTTGTATTCTGAGATTGCTCGCAATCGCATGGGCGATTGCGGCTGTAAGCACACCTTGTTACGCCCAGCAATGGGGGACAACGCTTGCGATCCCATACCCAGTCGTTAATGGGGACTGTATTGTCGGTTCCAACAATCAGGCGATATGGGGTTCTTGCAGTGGAACGTCAGCTGTTCCCGGATCGCAATTCATAACGTCCGGCACGACATTTACAACCCCGTCAACAATCACCAGCAACACACGATTTGAGTTTATTCTGCTTGCTGGCGGTGGTGGCGGCGGCGGCATGAACACGGCTTCCACAAAAGCGGGCGCGGGCAATGCCGGAAGCACCTGCATCGTTGATATAAGCGGTTTGTCGGCAAGCACCGGCTACACCATTTCTATCGGCGCGGCTGGCACCGCTGGTGCAGCAACGCCAAGCAACGGTGGCACAGGCGGCAATACTACATTGACAATAGGCGGCACTACTTATCAGGCAACTGGCGGCAATGGTGGCGTTACTGCCGTCAATACAGGCAATACCGCCAACGCAGCGGACGCAAATTGCACGATTGACGTTCCCGGTCAGATAGGCGGCGCATCTTCAAACAGCAACGTCAGCGGTACGGCTGGCGCGGGCGGTTCAACCGCTTATGGTGGTGGTGGCCCCGGTTGGGGTGGCGCCGTAGCGGCATCGGCTGGTCAGGCATGTACGGGTTATGGTTCTGGCGGGGGCGGCGGCACGGGCGCATCGGAAGCTGGTGCGGTCGGATGTCCGGGGGCAATTTACATCAAATGGTGGGACTAGCGCGGGAGGAATATGCCTAATCTTGGTGCGCAGTTTCGCGGAGAAACAAACATCATAGGCAGAAGATTATCCGATTTAGACCATGCCAATATCATGCTTGCCCGCGATATGGAAAAAATCGCTGAAGGTTTGATAAGACCAGAAAAGATTGCTCAATTTGCTCGCGAAAGCCTTGAGGCGGCATATCAGATTGTGGGGCCGCGATGAATTTCTGGCGCAATATCACGACCGGCAAAGATAATCAGACGCACGACATCGTAAAAGTGGCTTTAACAATCGTGACAATGATGTTTCCAATCCTGATGGTGTGGGGACTTGTCATGCTGACATGGGCTTGGTCTATCGCAAAACCTTTTGATCTGATGTCGGCTTACGAAGCTTTTGGCGTCATCATTGCCTCTTTCGGGGCTTTTTTATTGCAGGGCGGCGGTTCGCTTTTTTTCAAAAGAACAACTGAGCCAGATGGCAAACGAGTGGATACGGAGAAAATAACCACTCCACCACCACAACAATAAGATCGGATCATCATGACCACTTCTGGCACTTACAGCAACTTTTTGGATAACGCAGATGTTGTCCTTGAGGCTTTTGATCGCAACGGCATTCGTCCAGCCGATATTGATCGGCAGAAAATGTTTTCGTGCCGCCGTTCAATCAATCTTGAATTAAGCGAATGGTCAATCAAGGGCATAAATTTGTGGGGCGTGTATCTTTACACAATTCCTTTGGTACAGGGCGTTTCGACTTATTCTTTGCCCGCCACGACGATTGATGTCATGGATGTGTATCGGCGTGAATTTCAGTTAAGCAACACGCTGACCGGCGCTCTTTATTCAACTGTCTCGGGATCGCCAACAGTTACAGTCAACCAGGAAAATCACGGTCTAACCGCCGGGCAGTTTATCAATCAGCAAACGCCTATTGCAGTCGGCGGCATCCTCGTATCCGGGTATTTTCAAGTCGCCAGCGTCATTGACACCAATAATTTCACCATTACGGCAGCAACAAATGCCACATCGACAGTAACGCTCGGCGGTCAAACGGCTCTTTTCACTTCGGTGAACGGAAGCACGCTTATGCAAGTCAATTTGCCAAATCATGGTCTGGTAGCGGGCGCTTATTTCAACGTGCCCTTGTCCACAACGATTGCGGGGATCACGCTTTCGGGCAGTTATCAAGTCGCAAGCGTGGCGGATGCAAACGATTTCTACATAACCGCACCATACAACGCCAACGCATCAAGCTCGGTTTACATGAACAACGGCGTTTTCCAGATGACCGCATCGTCAATTTTGTCCGATCCGGTTGACACGTATATGACGCCTATGAGCCGCACAGATTATGCCATGCAATCGGACAAATTTACGCAAGCGCCACCGACGACATACTGGTTTAACCGTACCACACCATCGCCCGTTATCACTTTATGGCAAGTTCCAGATGGAAGCGGCCCCTATTTGCTGAGCCTCTACATGCTCAGACAGCTTCAGGATTTCAATTTGAGCGGTTCTCAGACAGCCGATATTCCTTATCGTTTCCAAGAAGCACTTTGCGCGGGACTTGCAAAACGCCTTTCGCTTAAATTTGCGCCAGATCGTTTTGAACGACTTAAAGGCGAAGCGGCGGAGGCATATGCTTTGGCTGGGCTGCAAGATCGTGAACGTGTTGATCTTAATTTGACACCGGATTGCAGCGGCTACTATAGGGGAACCTAATGGCTTGGCGATTTAGCGGCAGGGCTCGCACTGATCCGCATAATCCAAAAGCTTTTGCCGTCTGTGATCGTTGTGGCATTTGGTACAATCATGTTGATCTTCAGTGGCAGCATGATTTTCGCGGCAACAAACTGGTGAATATCCGTTTACTGGTTTGTCAACGATGCCTTGATAAACCGTTTGAACTCAATCGACCCCTTAAATTGCCGCCCGATCCGCCGCCAGTTATGGATGCGCGACCCGAACAATTTTATGTGGATGAAGCCGGATCAGCTGGAACGCCAGAAAGCAACGTGCCAGCTGAATTTTGGGACGAACCCAATACTTATTGGGATGACGGAGTAACAACTTGGGATGAGCCATGACGCTGCAAACTAGCACAATTATTGCCACCAATCCGGTTCAAAGCGCAAAACTTGCTTCGGCGCCCGTGCGCAATAATTTTGGATTTGCATACAATGACATCACCAACATTTACGCTATTCTTGGCGTGCAAGCGGCTGGATCAACGGTTGGTCTTGTCGGCGGAACGGCAGACAACCTTATTATTGGCGGCACGACACCTGCCTCTGGATCATTCACGACCTTGAATAGTACGGGGGGTGCCGTTAATGCCACAATAGGAGGCACGACGCCAAAGGCTGGCGCTTTTACAACCATATCAGCCACAGGAAACGTAAATTTCAGCGGCACGGGAAATACGCTTGGGACAATTACGAGCGGAACATGGAACGCTGGCGTTATTTCTGGGCAATACGGCGGAACTGGCGTTGCCAACACCGGTAAAACCATAACGCTTGGCGGCAATTTGACCACATCAGGGGCGTATACCACGACCTTGACTATGACGGGAGCAACATCTCTGACGTTACCGACAAGCGGAACCGTTACGGCTCTTGGAAACGCGACAACAGGAAGCGGCAGCATTGTTCTTGCAACCAATCCATCAACCAGCGGATTAACCGATACGTCGTCGATTACCCTGACGAACAATCAAAACGCTGCAACAAATTTTATAGTCAACAACAACAGCACCGGTAGCACCGCATCGGTTGGTTACATTGTTAATGCCACAACTGGAACAAGTGGTTATTTGTCGGCTTTTGGATCAGGAAGCGGTACATATCCAGCTAACAGCGTTGTTCTCGGAACGGGTTCCCCTACACCATTGATTTTTGCCACAAACAGTGGCGAACGTGCGCGTATAGATAGTTCTGGAAATTTCGGTATCGGCACCACGTCCACCGGATCGTATAAATTTAATGTCGTCACACCCGGAACAAATCAAGCTTATTTTGGCAGCATTGGTACAAACTATTCGTCCATCGTTATTGATAATGCCGCCGGTGGAAACCAATCAAATATATTCTTGACTGATGCTGGCGCAATCAAATGGCAAATTACTAAAGACACGAACAACCATTTTTATATAGGCGATAACGCGGCAGGAAAATACGTTTTGACAATGGTTTCTGGTGGCGCCTTAAATTTGGGAAATTACCAAGGTTTCAGCATCGACCAAAACGGTCAAGTTAGCATTTCTGTTGCTAGCTCTTCTTATATTCCCGTTATTATCATTACCCCTAATACAGGAACAGGTTTAAATTTTCAAAATTTTAGCGGAACAGCAACCTATACGGCGGCTAAATTTTTTACAAATGGTAACGGTACTCAAGTAGGCAGCATTTCCGTTACATCGACAGCAACAGCTTATAATACTTCGTCAGACGCAAGGCGTAAAACGGTGATTGGTGAAATAGACAGCGGCACTATCCTAGACGCACTGAACCCCGTAAAATTCAAATGGAACTCAAACAATCAGGAAGATCACGGTGTCTTGGCGCAAGAGGCTCATAAAATTTATCCTTGGGCGGTAACGGCAGGAATTAATGAAGAATTGACGGATCAGGGCGATCCTAAAAATCCTTGGGCGGTTGATTACAGCAAATTCGTTCCGCTTTTGCTGGCAGAAACCAAAAAATTACGCCTTCGTTGCGCCGAACTTGAAACAAAATTGGGCATTACGCCCTTGGTCAATTAAATGAATGTCTATACATGGACGGTTCAAAACGTAGACACGGCGCCATTTTTTGGCGGTCAATACAATGTAGTCACGGCGGTACATTGGAGTTTTTCGGCTCAATCAACAGACCCGACACCGCTGAGTGCGATCATATCTGGCATAACGCCAGTCAATACGGATGATTTGACGGACTTCGTGCCTTTTAATCAGCTGACAACCAACACCGTAATTGGGTGGTTAATCGAAGGCGAAAATGCGCCTCTCAATCAATCACAACTTCAAGCCCAGCTCGATGCGCTTATCAA